GTGGTTTACGATATTACAACTTGTAAGTGTTTGATTTCATTGTTGAAAAAAGATGAAAAAATTGTCAAAAAAGTGTTGCTTTTTGTACCAGAAACAACGATAATAACTGTATTGAGAAAGGAGTTAGGAAATGACAAACGCAATTGAATATTTGAACGCAGACAACGGCATCATCATCGCTCACACTGAAGGTGGCATGCATTTGTGGTTGGAAAATGCGGAACAAGTCTCGGACGCCATCAAAAAGCACGGCTTGGCTTCAAAAGTTCGTTCGTCGTCTTCAATGGACTACGCTGATGAGTACGGGTTCGAAACTCATCATGCTGCATGGGATATGTTCATCTCAGGCAAAAATCTGGCAAAATAATTGTTGACTATTTAGTCAGTTTGTAAGATAATAACTGTATTGAGAAAGGAGAGTGAAATGACAAATTTAGAGAACGACCCAAGAATGCCTTGGAACCAACGTACTTGGGTTGACACATTTGTCCCCAACAAGGCTTTCGTGAAGCATAACATGAGCATGATGCTTGCGATGAACGAGATTCGTGAGGAAAAGCGAGCAGCAAAGCAAAAGATTATGGACGATGCTGCTCAATTGGTGAGCACATATCGTTTTCTGACTGGTAAGAAAGGAGAGCACTAATGACACATTTCGTAATCGACATCCCTAATGAAGCAATCAAGGGAGCATTCCACAAGTGGGATGACGCAGCAAAGCATCTTGACAAAGCCAACATGGTCTTTGTCATCAAGCGGCAGGAGGATCTGATCCCTCTGTTACACCCAAAGAAGTTGACAAGCAAACGCATCGTCAACATGTACAACAACATCACTCGTAAAACTGTGAAGCGCATGGCCGATACTGACACTGCTGTCGTTCGTCTGTGGAAAGCAATGCAGACTATCGAGGTTGAAGGAGAAAAGCCTGTGAAGACACCTCAAATTCCGCCATTGGATGGAATGACACCTCTTGGCATTCAGCCACTAACAGAAGAGGACGTTGCGTTCTTAGAGTCAACAGATCGTGAGGAGACTCGTGGTCGCAAGGCCAAATGGTCTGACAACACCAAGATCACTGCGATCGTTGCAGAGAATCCTCGTCGTAAAGACACTCATGGCTACAAGTCCATGCAGATCATTATGGAGTCTCAGGACAAGACAATCACCTATGGTGCCTACATTCAGGCTGGTGGTCGTCGCCAAGACCTGTCTTGGGATCTTGACAAAGGTCATGTGGTGGTAGAATGATAGCAATATATGGTGCTGGGCTTGCAGGTCTGCTAGCAGGGAACATGCTACGTTCCCTCAGACCTCATGTCTGGGAAGCGCAAGAAGAGTTGCCGAACAATCACAGCGCACTGCTTCGGTTCCGGACAGACAAGGTTGGGACAGCATGTGCGATCCCATTCAAGAAAGTTCGTGTTCAGAAAGCAATATGGTATGACGGCAAATTACATACACAGCCTAACCTGATGCTGAGCAATCTGTATTCACAAAAGGTGACGGATGCAATCTTGAACAGATCAATCAATAACCTTGATCCTGTTGAGCGATACATCGCACCACTTGATGTGATCAGCCAGATGGCAGGCAACTGTGACATAACTTATGGCTCTGCTCTTGATATGGATCGCATTGAGCAGTTGACTTCCGAGACTTGGAGTTCAGACATACCAGCGATCGTCAGCACCATACCGATGCCTGTGTTAATGAAGATATTGGGTTGGCAAGATATACCAGAGTTCCCGTCTCAACAGATATGGACTTTGAAAGCTACGATCGATGAGCCAGACTGTGATGTGTATCAGACGATTTATTACCCAGACCCAACGTCTGATGTCTATCGTATATCAATCATTGGGAATGTGGTGATATCTGAGTTTATCAGGAAGCCTCAAGCCAACATTGGTCCGCACATCTCTGAAGCTCTGCGAGAGCACTTTGGCATCAAGCCAAAAAGACTCGTTGATCTGAAAGAGTCGCATCAATACTATGGCAAGATCCGGCCAATCGATGAAGAGCTCCGCAAAGAGTTCATCTTCGAGGCCACATCGAAATACAACATCTACTCTGTCGGCAGATTTGCTACATGGAGGCAGTTGTTGCTAGATGACGTTGTTGAAGATATTCAGCACGTTGAAAAATTCATCCGGACAAGATCAAACTACTCTCGGATGCTACATGTTCAGAAAGGAGCAGATAATGAAAGTTGAGCTAATATCGTTTACAGATGACGCTGTCAATCTGTTGTTGTTTACCAAGAACACTCGTCTGATGGACGATGACAATGCCTACAGCAAGATTGCTGAATGGCCTTGGGATAAAAAGCAGGACGAGCTAGATTACATGTTGAAGACAATCAGATCCTCTTGGGAGTTCATTGATTACACCTTCAACATCCGTGATGTGACTCGTGCATTCACTCACCAGTTTGTAAGGACTCGTGCAGGATCATATGCCCAACAGTCTCAGCGGACTGTTGACATGTCTGGTTTTGATTACTACACACCGCCAAAGATTGATGACAATCCAGAGGCAAAAGCTCTGTACGATCAATGCATGACAGCAATCAATAGCTTTTATCAGGAGCTGAGGCAACATGTCCCAGCAGAAGATGCTCGTGGAGTTCTGCCAACGAACATTCACACGAACATTGTAGCAAAATTCAATCTGCGCACATTGAGTGAGATGGCGAAGTCTCGTCTGTCACCAAGGGCACAGGGAGAATACCAAGAGGTGTTCAAACTCATGGTTGATGAAGTGGTATCAGTCCATCCTTGGGCAGAGCCATTCCTGACCCCAACAGAGTGGGCTGCACCATCAATGGCTAAAGCACTGAACCCATAGGAGATGAATATGTCAAAGTACAGTGATAAGTTAGTATCAGAAGTCATAGAGCTGAAAAATTCAGGCTTCACAGTAACTGAGATAACAGAAATCAAGAGATTGACCAGAAATCAGGTTCAATACATTCTTTATCAGTTAAAACGGGATTTGAAGGCCAAAGAGCCTGATAAGAAATTTGATCTTGATGCCATTGACCGAGAGAAAGAGCCGAAGAACCTTCATGTTCTTTCTTTCCTACAAAGGCTGAAGAAATGTTTGTTTGGTTGAAATTTATCCCTTTCCTATTGAGTTAGGAAAGGGTAAAATAAAGGCTTGAGAAAGGATCATAGTATGAACATATTTTATTTATCTGAAGACCCAGTGACTGCTGCACGTTATCATTGCGACAAGCACGTTGTCAAGATGATACTGGAAACAGCACAGCTCCTCTGCACTGCACATCGTGTTCTCGATGGCGACGATTATGCAGACCTTGAAGGCTTGTACAAAGCTGCATTCAAGAATCACCCTTGTGCTGTCTGGGTCAGGGAATCAAAGAGCAACTACATGTATGCCTACGAGCTTTTTGTCGCGTTGCTGACAGAGTACAAGCTCCGCTACGGCAAGATTCATGCTTGTGACAAGTTTGTGGACTCTTTGTCTTACACTCCTGTTAACACTGAGGGCTTATTCTTGACACCACCTGCTCAATGTATGCCGGACGAGTATAAACACAGCGACACTGTCATCGCATACAGGCAATACTACTGTGGCGAGAAAGCTAGGTTCGCAAAGTGGAAAAATGGAGGTGTGCCGTCATGGTTCTCAAATCTTATAGCCGCATAGTCATTGCTGACCTAGATGGTACGCTTGGAGATTACGGCCACAGGGTAAAGCTCTGGAAAGAGCGCAAATATCACGAGTTCAATCGTGCAGGAAAAGACGACAAGCCAATTCAGCCAATCGTTGATATATTGTCGTGTTTGCCGAGAGATACAGCTGTCGTGGTTTTGACTGCTCGTAGTGATGATAATCGAGAGATGACTATCAAGTGGCTCATGGACAACGACATCAGGTTTGATGTTTTGCTGATGCGAGAGGATGGCGACATGAGGAGTGATGCCAAAATCAAGCAAGAGCTTTTTGAAAAATGGATTGATGAGGACAAGGTCTGGTTTGTTCTCGAGGATCGCAACATTTGCGTTGACATGTGGCGTGGTCTTGGGCTGACATGCCTTCAAGTTGCTCCAGGAGATTTTTGATATGTTGAGGATTGTCGGTTATGACATCGAGTTCAAAGAGCAAAAAATCGGACGACTGTTTGACCTGCCAACCGGACTACGAGCAGAGGTTGGAGAATTTGTTGATGGCTATGGACAGGGCTATGAAAGGGTCAGGGAACAAGCCTACGAAAAAGGATATGCAGATGCAGAGCAAGAAATCGCCAGACGAGTGCATGGCTCAGGCTCTTGATACACTCAAGGAAAAGCGAAAGGAATATGGCGACTCATATTTGAAGTATGGGCAAGTCATGATGGCTCTTTTCCCAAATGGGATAACAGTCTATGATGCTGAAGACTTCAATCGCCTTGGGTTGCTGAATATGATCGTTCATAAGTTGGTTCGTTATGCGAATCAGTGGGAAAACAAGCATCAGGATTCAATTCATGATCTTGGTGTTTACGCATTCATGTTGGAGGCTTTGGACACACATGATTCTGTTTGATACTGAAACAACAGGGTTGCCGAAGGCTGAGGGATCAGACCTAGACATTCAACCAAGCATCATAGAATTTGGCGCGATCAAATATGATGACGACATGAACGAGATTGATCGGATTGAGTTCTTTTGCAATCCTGGGCACGACCTTGACCCACAGATCGTGAAGATCACAGGGATCAATGATTCGATGCTTGCTGGCGAGCACCCATTTGTAGCGCACTACAACAATTTGTGCGAGTTCTTTCTTGGAGAGAAAACGCTGGTTGCTCATAATCTGCCATTTGACAGAAAGATTCTTAAGTTCGACCTTGAGAGGATAGATAAACTGCTGATGTTCCCGTGGCCACCAGAGCACGTGTGCACAGTCGAAATTGGAGAAAGGGTATGGGGAAAGAAACGAAAACTTGGAGAGATTTACCAAGAAGTTACAGGCCAAGAGCACAAGAACGCACACAGAGCAGTGCAGGATGTCTTGGCTATGGCAGAGGTGGTGAAGTGGTACAAAATGAACGGACATATGTCTTAAGGCTTGAAAAAGAAGTACACAAGCAAAAGACAAAAGCTCATTTGTTTGAGGAAAAGTACAAAGCATGCAAGGCAATGCTAGAAGAAATCCAGTACCGAAACGAAGTGGCCTTCCACCGTTTGGAAGAGATCAGCACACCAGACGAGCTCTTCACAAGAAGAGTCGAAGATTGCAAAATGATACTAAAAGGAGACCTATCAAAATGGATCCGACAGTCGTAGGAACAATCGTGGGAATCATAGTGACGTTGTTATGCTCAATATAAAAGTGAGGACGGAATACTCTTTCCGGAAAGCATATGGATCAGTACAAAAAGTCATTCAGACTTCAGGCGATGCTATTGGGATTTGTGATACTGGCACTTGGGGTCATGTCCCCTTCAGCAGTGCATGCAGAAAAGCAGGAAAGAAACCCCTGCTCGGTGTCGAGATTGGAGTTGTCGCAGAGCCAACAGAGCGGACAAAGCAAGCTACAAATTTCATGTCATTCATCGCAAGAACAAACGCAGGATTGCAAGAGCTCTACGAGCTCGTGTCAAAAAGCACCAGCAATGACAACTTTTACTACTTCAATCGTTTGGGCTACTCTGACCTTTTTGATATCAGCGATGATATTCTGATCTTGACTGGGACTAACCCAGATTGGGGTCTGTTGCCATCGATAAAGAAAGACACGATGTTTGTTGAGCTCAACCCTATGAGTTCACCAAAAGCACTGGAGATGGCCAATAAAAAAGGTTTACGAGTTGTAGCCACTAGTGACAACTATTTCCCATCAGTAAAAGACAGGAAGGCATATGAGGTTCTGGTTGGCCGCAACAGGACAGACCGAACAGCTCCGATGCACATAATGAATGAGTGGGAGTGGAAGTCTGCGTTGCCTTGGGCACCACAAGAGGCCATTGACAATACCTATGTTGTTGCTGAGATGTGTAACGCAAACCTGCCGACAGCACAGATGGTTTCTTTTGATGCTCAAAAGACACTGCGTGAGATGTGTCAAGAAGGTGCTCCCCCAAGAGGTGTTGATCTTTCTGATCCAGAATACTCAGCTCGCTTAGACAGAGAGCTGCAACTGATTGCTGAGAAAAAGTTTGAGGATTACTTCTATGTAATCGCTGACATGATCAACTACGCAAAAGAGCACATGCTTGTTGGACCAGCACGAGGATCATCTGCTGGCTCTTTGGTTTGCTACTTGATAGGCATCACAGACATTGACCCGATCAAGCATGACCTACTGTTTGAACGATTCATTGACATCACTCGTGAGGATCTTCCGGACATCGACATCGACTTTCAGGACGACCGCAGAGAAATGGTGTTCGAATATCTCAGGCAAAAGTACGGAGCAGAGAAGGTTGCTCACCTTGGGACTGTGTCTCGCTACAAAGCCAAGAGCACTATCGCAGAGGTTGCCAAAGAGCTAGGCATCCCTGCTTGGGAAGTGAATGATCTGAAAGGAGCAATCATTGAGCGCAGCACAGGCGACTCTCGTGCAGCATTCTGTATCCTTGATACATTCAACGAGCTTGATGTTGGTCGGCAGGTTCTTGAAAAGTACCCACAAATGAAGATTGCCGCAGATATGGAAAATCATGCTCGGCACTCTGGGGTTCATGCGGCAGGGATTCTCGTCACAGAAGAGCCAGTCAGCAAGTATTGTTCTGTCAACTCTCAGACTGGTGCAGCACAGATAGACAAGAAAGATGCAGAATCGCTAAATTTGCTCAAAATCGATGCTCTTGGGCTCAGAACCTTGTCAGTACTGCAGGATGTCCTGGATCAAGTTGGTTGGACGAGGGATCAGATTGTCAACTACCAACTGGAAGACCCAGAGGCTTTTGCTATCCTTAATGATGAGAAATACGCTGGGATATTTCAGTTTGAGGGCTACGCACTTCAATCTGTGACCCGTCAGATGAAGGTGCACAAGTTTGAGGACATCGCAGCAATCACTGCGTTGGCTCGTCCTGGACCACTCAACTCAGGAGGCACGACAGAGTACATCAAACGCCACACAGGTGCAGCTCCTGTTCAGTACTTGCACCCTTTGACAGAAGGCATCACCAAAGTGACCAATGGTGTTGTGGTTTATCAAGAGCAGGTCATGACTATCGGTCGTGATGTCGGCAAGCTCTCTTGGGAGGATGTTTCGACGTTACGGAAGGCCATGAGTAAGTCTCTCGGAAAAGAGTTCTTTGACACTTTTTGGGAGAAGTTCAAGGTTGGTGCTGCAGAGAATGGCATTGAAGAAGATCAAGCACAGCGCATCTGGGATAACATCAACACAATGGGGTCTTGGGCATTCAACAGATCTCATGCGATTGCGTACGGATTGTTGAGCTACTGGTGCTGTGTTCTCAAGGCAAAGTTCCCTCTCGAGTTTGCAGCTGCATGTTTGCGCAATGTGAAGGACGACGAGCAGGGAATCAGGCTTTTGCGGGAAGTTGTCAAGGAAGGCTTGAGCTATAAGCCATATGACAAGTTTAAGTCAACACAGAACTGGTCTGTTCAAGATGGCGAGTTGATCGGTGGCCTGATCGGAATCAAGGGCATTGGTCCTAAAATGGCCGAGGACATCGTTTTCCGCAGGGAGATGTGCCAACCCCTGACCCCAAGACAAAACAAGCTCCTGGACGAAGGGGAGACGCCATACGACGATATTTTTGAGTGCGAGCGCAGATTCGGACACATAAAGGCCAATCCACAAGACCATAACATCGTTTCTCCGATCACAGACATCGTCGATCTGGATGGGGACAATCCAGGAATGTTCGTGTTCTTCGGCAAGCTCAAAGAGAAGAACTTGCGAGACATGAACGAGACAGTCAACCTAGCCAAGCGTGGCGGACGCAGAGTTGATCGCAACAACCTGTGGCTGAACGTCACTTTTGAAGATGACACTGGACCAATCATTTGCACCATTGATCGCTTCAAATATGACAAGATGGGCAAGCCCATTGTTGAGGACGGAAGATTGGGTGATTGGTATCTGATAAAAGGCCAAATCAAGGCTGGCTTCAGAAAAATTTATGTCGACAAATGGCGTAAGCTCACATAAGTCCTTGTTTTTGATCAAAAACTATTTTTAATTATTTTTGACAAAATTGTTGCTTTTTTAGTTGAGATCACCGATAATAACTGTATTGAGAAAGGAGCACATTATGTCAGAACTGTTGAAGCACATCGAATCTTTAAATGCCCATGCTGATCTTATGATGGAGCAGGAGCCAGGACTTTGGATGTCAAAGTGGACGGACGACTTGTCACATTGGAATGACATGGGTATTTTCACTGTTGAGGACTTTGAGCGCAACTCGTTGATCAACAACATCAGCGATGCTTCCAAAGAGCTGTATGGTTGCCGTCTTCGCCTTGAGTGGGATGAAATGTCAATTGAGCGTATGAAGGAAATGTATGCGAACATTTGCCATCAGCTCAACGAGCAGTATGAGGCAGAGAAAGAAGCTGAAGCTCTTGCTGCCGAGTGGAAGAAAGGTCTTCCTGATGACTGTGAGCCTCTTCCTTACGAAGAGTATGCGTACCTAGAGGCTCAATGTTGAGCCTCTTTTGAGAGAAAGGAAATTATCATGAGCAACGAAGTTTATTGGGCATTATTCATCGACGACGATTTCGATGGCTATTTCGAATCTGTTGAAGAGGCTAACAAGAAAGGCGAAGAGTCTGGCATGGATTTCTACGTCGAAGAGCGAGTTGACGAGCCTGACCAGTTCAGAAGCGATGCTGAGGCTGATGCCGATGCACTTGCGTCAGCAGGTTGGGGAACTGATGAAGACTATGGCTACTATGGCGGGGATGACTACTAATGCATCGTTTTAATTTGAAAATAGTTGTTGACTTTTTAGTCAGTTTGTAAGATAATATACATATTGAGAAAGGAGCACATTATGAAACATACACCATCCCGTCGCCAAGTAACTGATCGTCTCGGAAACCTCCGTAAGACGTGGTGTGGCCCATATGCCTTGGCAGTTGTTGCAGGCAAGACCTACGAGTTTGCCTACCAGATGCTGAAGCAGATCCGTGGCAAGCGTCATGCTTGTGGTGTCTACAACACCAACATGGATAAGGCTTTTGGCTTCTGTGGCCTCAAGGCTGAGTTTGTCAAGGCTGAGAAGCGTTGCAATCTTCGCAAGTACATTGATGAGTACTTGGCTCCCAACAAGCTGTACATCATCAACATCACTCGCCACTATGTGGTAGTTGATACCCGCGATCATACCACGATCGACAACCAGAACCCTGAGTGGGTTCCTACCGAGAACAGCAAGCACCTCCGCTGTCTCGTACAGTGTGTTGCTGAGATCAAGAATCCAGCAATCGAGCCTCTGCACCAGAACGCAGAGTTCGACTTCGGATTGACCAACTGGAAGAGCGCGTAATGCGCTCGACCATTCCTCTGGTAGAGGACTTCGTGATTGAAGACATGACCCACTGGCCAGAATATGACTGTGGGTTTTCCATTTTGGCTCGCATGGAAAATGGCGATATCTGGATCAGCAACTGGCTGTTGGCAGATTGGGAAGAAGCATTCAAGCACATGGAGATAATATCTAGCATTCACAAAAAGCAGTATGAAAACAAGCCTGATGGAATCCTTCACCACTTCAAGTTCAATGGTTGGACAAAAGCAAAGCACAAATGGATTCGTCTTGATGAGATGAACATTCCAACGTTCGGAAGAGCTAAGTAGCTGTTATTGATCAATAAAAAAGTTTATTTATTTTTGACAAAATTGTTGCTTTTTGTCACAAGATCAACGATAATAATAC